TGGTGGTAGAGGTGGTGGAAACCTATTTGCACCAACTACTGGAGGTTCAGGTGGTGGTGGATGTTATAATGGTGTTAATGGAGCAGCTGGTACGCCAGGTCCTCCAATACAAGGTTATCCCGGTGGTAACCCTAACTACCTAAGTTCTGGTGGTGGTGGTGGAGCTAATGCAACTGGTTCAAACGCAACAGCAACTGCTAACACAGGCGGACAAGGTGGTAATGGTAGACAATCAGCAATTAATGGTACACTAACATACTACGCAGGTGGTGGTGGAGGTTGCCGTTCTACTGCTGGAACATCTGCAGCAGCAACTGGTGGACTTGGTGGTGGTGGTAATGGTGGATACAATAATGAATCACCAAACAATCCAATTGGAAATGCAACCGCAGGAACTCCTAACACCGGAGGTGGTGGAGGTGGAGGTTCTTGGGGAAGTGATATGGTTGGAGCAGATGGTGGAAGCGGCGTAGTAATCTTAAGATATAGTGGAGCAGCAAAAGCAACAGGTGGTACAATAACTACCGATGGCGGATTTACTGTACATACATTTACAACATCAGGAACATTTAATTACACTGGATAAATTTAATAATATGCAAACTGTTTATATAGGAAATACATTAGTAAATGATGTGATGTTAGGTAGCAATAGAATGAGCGATGTAATATCAACAGCGCCATCATTAGTTACATCAGGTTTAACACTTTACTTTGATGCAGCTTATTCAGCTAGTTCAACTCAATGGAGAGCTAAAGTAACTCCTAGCGGAACAGCTCTAACAGCATCCTTATCACAAACTATCTATTCAACAACACCACCACAATACCTTAACTTTACAGGTTCAGCATCAGTATGTACATATATTGCAGGACCAGCTGAAGGTGCTCTTACTTCTGCTAGTTTAGCTGGAACAGGAGCTAGAACTGTAATGACATTTATATATCCAAAAGAGTCTTCAAGTTTAGATAATAATATTGTATGGACTGGTGGTGCAGGTGATGATAGATTATTTTTTCAAATTACGAGTGGTAGCTTAAATTATTTAAAAATAGAAACTTTAAAAGGAACTACAACTCAATCAGTAGCAACTCAATTAGGTGAGATACCATATAATCAATGGAATTTAGTAGGATATACTACAAACGGAACAAATACCTACAATGGTATTGATGTATGGATGAATACTCAAAAACAATCTTTATCTGGAAGTACTCAATGGAATGTTGCTACAACTGGTACTGCATATATGGAAGGAAGTACAGCATTTGGAATAAAACCTTATTATGGATATGTGGCCTCTACAGTTGTTTATAATAGAAAACTAACCGATTCAGAATGGTTACAAAACTATGAATACTTTCAGTATAGGTTTGGAAACATATAATCAATAAAAAAAGATTTATAATTGTTAAATAATAAAACAAACAAATAATATGAAATTAGAATCACAAAATTCGTATATTACTAACCCACAATTTACAGGTGGAACTCCAGTATTTGGAGTAACTGGCTCAGCGTTTGAAACTGGATTTGGATATGTAGCTGGTGGATTATATGTTGGAGAAATAGGAAATTTAGTTGTAAGAACTGCAGATGGTTCAATACTAACTTTCGTATCAGCATCAGGATTCATACCAGGTTTAATTGCAGCTGTTTCAGGTTCAACAACCGCAGGTAGCATTATAGCATTAAAATAATCTTATGTTAAATTACAATTTAAACATAATTGGCTCTCAAAGAGATAGAACTTTAAGAAAAGCACCTCCTTTACCATTTGGTGAATTTTATATTCAGCTACAAGTTGTAGGTGGTGGTGGAGCAGGCTCTCCTGATATTGGTGGAGGTGGCGGCGCCGGTGGCGTTCAATATGTTCCTTCTTATTTAATAAATGACCAAAAAACATATACAGTTCATGTAGCTGCAAGTTCTTCTGGTTATTATGCATACAATGCTATATCTGGTAATGGATGGGACTCTGACCCGCCAACTGTATCAAATAGAAGTGGAAGTAATTCTTACTTTAGAGATAATGTAACACTAGAAGATATTATTGGATATGGTGGTGGTATGGCTGGATATGGCGGTGTTGGTGCAAAAGGTAATAAAGGAGGCTCTGGTGGTGGTGGCTCTCAATTTGATGGTGAAGGTGGACCTAACATAGGTTTATTTAATACAGGTTCAATAGGTGGAACTGCTGGCCCATCTAACTACGCAGGTGGTGGAGGTGGAGCTGGTGCTGGTGGAAATGGCCTTGATGGTAATTCAAATACCGTAACATTTTCTTCTCAAGGTGGCGTTGGTATTCCAATTTTAGGATTTGATTCTGGCTCATTCCCTGATTCAGGTAGTGTTAGTATTGCTGGTGGTGGAGCTGGTGGTACACCAATAGGATTTAGGAAAGGCGGCATTGGTGGTGGTGGTGATAATGGTACATGGACTGGAGATATATCATCTAGTAGAAGACCACAAAACGGAACACCAAACACAGGTGGTGGCGGTGGAGGATTATATGGTATAGTACCAAATCAATATACATCATCATTTGATACTGGAGGTGGTGGAAGTGGCTTAGTTGTAATATTCTATAAAGGTATTCAACAAGCTACTGGTGGACAAGTTACAACTAGAGAATTAAATGATGGATTTTATACTCAACACATTTTTACTGCTAGTGGACAATTTATTCCAATATCACATACATAAAAATTACTATATTTTTATATACAATTGTTAAATAACTAAAATACAAATAATATGAACGCAACAGAAGTACTAAAAAGGATAATGACAACTTTATCTCTTACAAAAGAGGAAGTGTTATTTACTTACGCAAAACTTGCTGATGGTACAATCTTAGAATCTCCTACATTTGATGTTGGTGAATCAGTAGATGTAGTTACTGAAGATGGTAAATCTCCAGCTCCAGCAGGCGAACATGAAGTAATCTTAAGAGATAGCGAAGGAAACGATGTTAGAATTAAGATTATGGTGGATGCTGAAGGTAAAATCACTGAAAGAGAAAACGTTGAATTAGCTGATGATGAGAAAGAAGTTGAAATGGAATCAATCGCTGGTGGTGACATGGGTGATGAAGAAGAAGTAGCAACTGAAGAAACTGCTGAACCAATCTCTGAAGATGAGGACATGAAAGCAGTTGTAACTAAACTTCAATACAGAATTGAAGAATTAGAAAAGAAATACAACGAAATGGTAGGAGTTAAAGAAGAAGAAATCTCTGAAGGAAAGAAAGCTGAGAAAGTAGAAGCAGAACCATTACCTGGTGATGTTGCTATGGCAGCAGTAACTGATGAAGATGAAGAAGAAGAACTTCCTAAATTGGATGGAGCACCAATTGATGAAAACGCACCAAAATCAAACGGAGTAAAATTGAATAAGAAAGGTAATGTAGCTAATACACAAAACTCTTTCTTATCTAAACTTTATAAATAAAACAAACAAAATCATTTAAAGATGAGAAAACAACAAAATTTCGCACAACCAGCAATCACTACAACTTATGCAGGTGAGTTCGCTGGGAAGTACATTGCAGCAGCGTTGTTATCAGCAAAAACTTTAGATAACCAATACATCACAATCATGCCGAATGTGAAGTTTAAGAGTGTTATCCAAAAGATTGCAGTTGATAGCATTGTAAACGATGCATCTTGTAACTTCACAACTTCTGGTACAGTGGCTCTTACTGAAAGAATCCTTGAACCAAAAGAACTTCAAGTAAACCTTGAATTATGTAAGCAAGAGTTCGTAGATTCTTGGGAAGCTTTACAATTGGGCTATAGCGCATTTGATGAGATTCCAAAAGACTTCAACGATTTCTTAATCTCTTATGTAGGTGGAAAAGTGGCACAAGCTACTGAAATTTCTATCTGGCAAGGAGCATCTGCAACTAACGGTGAATTCGGTGGTATCTACAACGCATTGAGTTCTTCAGTAGTAGCTGGTGGTACTAACGCACCTGTAACTTCTTCAGTTTCTGGTTCTATCACTTCTGCAAACGTATTAACTGCATTAAATGCATTAGTTGATGCTATCCCTGCTGAAGTATATGGTAAGGAAGACTTGATGATTTACGTTCCAACTAACGTAGTTAAGGCTTATCAACAAGCATTAGCTGGTGGAGCACAAGGGGCGAACGGCTTTAATAATCAACTTAATGTTGGGGAGAAGCCATTGAACTTTAACGGTATTGAGATGGCATTCTGTCCTGGTCTTGCAGCTTCATCTATGGTAGCAGCTCAAAAATCAAACTTATTCTTCGGAACAGGTTTATTGAGTGACCATAACGAAGTAAGAGTATTAGACATGGCTAACTTAGATGGTTCTCAAAATTATAGAATCATTATGAGATACACAGCTGGTACTCAATATGGTATCGGTAGTGACATCGCTATCCATAAGAACTATTAATATATTGAATGAGTAATGAGAGGGTGAAATTCCCTCTCTCATTCTAATATCTTAAAAACAAAAAAAGAACAACTTAAAAAAACTAAAACTATGGCTTGTAATTTAACACTTGGAAGACAAGAACCTTGTAAAGAAAGCGTAGGTGGATTGGCAGGAGTTTACTTTGTAAACTACCAAACTGGTTCAGTAGTAAAATCTGGTGATTTAATTACCGATTTGAACATGGCTGGTGTGAACGCATACTACTACGAATTAAAAGGTAACTCAAGCTATACTGAAACTGTAAACACTTCTAGAGATAATGGTACTACTTTCTTCTCACAAGAATTAGTATTGAACTTAAAGAAGCTTACAAATGAGATGACAACTCAATTAAAGTTGATGGCTTATGGTAGACCACAAATCTTCGTTCACACTATGGCAGGGGATACCTTGTTAGTAGGTGAAAGAGAAGGTGCTGATGTAACTGCAGGTACTATTCAGACTGGTGCAACATTGGGTGACCTTTATGGTTATTCAATCACTTTCACTGGACAAGAGCAGTTCCCAGCAGGATTTGTATCAGGTTCTACTTTCGGTAACCCATTCGGTGCCGTAACTGACGCCCCAACTGTAGTTTACGGAGCATAATCCGTTCAGTATAGATATGAAAGAATTAAGGGTAGCACTAAGTGTTACCCTTTTTTATGCTTATCACTATAATTGTTTCTAAAATTGTTAAATTATAAACATAAAGACGAGATAATGCTTACATACTACTCATCTAGTAACAACGTATGGACATTCAGAACACAACCAACTGGAAGTTCTAACCTTACATTACATTTGCAAGATATGATAACGCTGGTTAATACATCAGCTTCTCTATCAAGCTATTCTTATGATGCTTACGAAAGTAAACTATCTTTCACTGCTTCGCAAGTACCTACATTGGTATCGGCAAGTGTTGGTGATGAATATAGGGCTTACATTTCAGATACAACTTGCTCAATATGGCATGGTAGTATTAATGTATTTACTACTCAGCCTTTGGATAAAACAAATTACGTTAATCAGATACCATTAGAAGATGTGTACATTAGTAATGTGACAGATAATGAATATATAATTTTAGACTAATATGAAATTGAATCAAAACTTTAGTGTAGTTAATCTTACACAACAAGACATTCCAGTTATAACGGAAGATACAAAGACAAGATACCAATGGGTGCCGGTAGGTGTTATTGGACCTGATGATTTCTTCCAAAACGTAATAGATGCGTATAACAACTCAACAACCAATGCAGCTTGTATTGAAGGTATTGCTGATTTGATATATGGCAAAGGATTGTACACTAAGAATAAAGGATTTGAAGAAACTTTAGGTAAGTTAATACCGCAAGAAGAAATTAAAAGAGTAGCTTTTGATTTGAAGTTGTATGGTAATGCTTGTTTCCAAGTTTATTGGAACGATGACCATAGTAAGATAATCAAAATGTATCATGCTCCTGTACAAAACTTTAGAGCGGAGAAACTATACGATAAACCAAAGATTGAAAATTATTTCTATTGTATTGATTGGGCTGACCATAAAGCACAAAGAAATAAGAAAAAGATTCCAGCATTTGGTACATCAAATCAAAAGATGGAAATACTTTGGATAAAGAATTATTCACCTGGCAAATACTATTACGCATTGCCTGATTGGATTCCTGCTTTACAATTCTCATTTGCTGAAGCTGAATTATCTAACTTACATCTTAACAACATTGAGAATGGTTTCTTACCATTAGTGATGGTTAATATGAACAATGGTATTCCAGCTCCTGAAGAAAGAGATACGATTGAAGATTTGATTGAATCTAAGTTTACAGGCACTAGAAATGCTGGTAGATTTATGATTTCATTTAACGATGACCCAGAAAGAAAACCAACGATTGATGTAATCTCAACTGATAATTTGCATGACAAATACAAATATGTTGCAGAATACGCACAAGATAGAATCTTAGTTGGACATAGAGTAACATCACCATTATTATTTGGTATCAGAACTGTATCTAATGGATTTAGTTCTCAATCAGAGGAAATGAAAACAGCTTACTCTATCTTACAAACAATGACGATTAATCCATTCCAAAACCTAATCATAAACTTCTTATCAGATGCTTTAGCAGAAGGTGGATATACGGATACTGAATTGTATTTTGAGCAATTAACTCCATTGGTAATCTTATCTGAAACAGCAGAAGAAACAGGACAAAGTGTTGAAGAAGTTCAGGATGATATTAACGAACAATCTGAAAACCCAGCTGAAATAGAGGATAACCCATCAGCAGTGGATGAGAATATCCAAACTGAAACCTTAATGGATTTCCAAAAAAGTAATCCTAATTTCTCTAAAAACTTTGAAACATATAAAAAATAATTGATATGGCATACGCTTTATTTATAACAAGAAACGATATTATAAAAAACACTCCACTGCAAGGTTCAATAGATGCAGATAGATTGTTAAACTTTGTGAGAACTGCACAAGACAAATACATCCTAAATCTTTTAGGTACTGTGTTGTTTGATAAGTTACAATTAGAGATTGCGAATGGTACGTTTAATCAATTGGATGTTTACTATCAGGACTTAATGAAGGAACATATCAAACCTACTCTTATATGGTACGCTGTGGTGGAATATCTTCCATTCTCTGGTGTGCAATTCAAAAGTGAAGGTGCAGTTAAGCATGAAACAGAAACAGCAAAATCAGTAACTAAAAACGAAGTAGATTACCTTTTACAAAAATCTATGAACAACGCTGATTACTACGCTACAAGAATGCAGAACTATTTGATTTCATATTCTAATCAGATTCCTGAATACTATGAATCAGTTGGTAACCAAACACAAATCTACCCTGATATGGGAAACACATATTTTGGTGGAATAAATCTATAATAACTTATGGCTAACGTAGTAAATAACATTGGTACAAACTATGTGTTGTATTATAACATAGTAAATTACTTCAAAACAATAATGAAGAATCATCCATCTATTCAGAGAGTGACTTATGGTGATGATTTTGGTTTAGATAATGATGAGTTTCCTCAATATCCATTGGGAAATATCCTAATTACAACTGCTCGTTTTGGTGAGAAGGTAATTAAGTTCCAAGTTCAACTTACAATTGCTGATAAAGCTAAAGATAAGAACAATGAAAGTATTGGAGTATATAATGAGCAAGATGTTCCTTTTTATGGTACGGATGATACATTTGATATTCATGCCAATACTTTGTCTATACTGAACGATTTATTATCTTATACTGATAGAGGTGTAAACGCATTTGAATATACCACAGAACCTAACGCAGTAGCCTTTAAAAACGAAATGCCGAATGGTTTGGCTGGATGGGTTTGTACCTTTGAATTAGAAGCATTCAACCAAGCAAATATTTGTGATACAGGTGTTGTTTTAGCTGGTAACGCTTTAGAAGTTAAAGGAGTACAAACTGATTGTTAATGAAAACATTAGAAGATGTAGCAAAAACCTACCAATCCCTAGCCAACTTATATATGATAAGTGGGAATTGGAAACCTGC